CTCACGGGAGGATCTCTTTCGGGACGCTCACGATGTCGACCTTGATCGGCGCGGCGTCGTGCGGCGGCGTCCGGCGGCGCTCGGGCCCGCCCGGCTGCCCCGGCGGCGTCTGCGCCAGGGCGCTCGCGATGTCGCGCTGACTGACGACGCGCACGGCATCGGCTTCGTCTTTCGCCGCGACCATCGACGCCATCAACTGGCCGAGGGCCTCGATCTTCTCGTTCGCGATCGCCAGCGCCTTGGTCAGCTCCGAGTTCGTGCCGTTGGCCAGCGTGTGGATCGCGACGGCCTTCTGGATGATCGTGTCGGCTTTTTTCGCGGTCTCGTCGGTGACCTTCGCGGCGGCGTTGGTTTTCTCGAGTAGGATCCGCCGCTCGAGCGCGGCTTCCCGCCGGTCCTTCGCCGACGACCAGGCGTTGATGAGGAGGATCGCGTTGCCGAAGAGCGCCGCAATCACCGTGACGATCGCCGCCGCGGTGATGGTGGGATCGGTCATAGATTCGTTTCGATGAAATCGCGGATGGTGACCCACACGTCGGCTTCGGCGGTCGCCGCCGCGACCTTCTGCGGCACCGTCATCGCGTTCCAGGCGGCGATGCCCTGCGCGCGTTTGATCAGCGCGATCGTGGCGAGCAGGTCCTTCTCGCGACTGGTTCTGCTATAGCGGAGCTGTGGCGTCAGCGCCGGCGCGGCGTCGATGGCGGTTTGCGCCGCGGCCAGGTCGGCGCCGGTCCACGGCGTGTCCTTCGTCAACGTGTAGGGGTCCGCGTCGATGCCGACGACGGTCGCATCGGCCAGGGCAGCGCGCACCGCATCGCGCAGGGACGGCGGATCCGGGCGGGTCGGGCGCGTGGACGTGAAGGTCTGCTGAGGCATGTATTTTTACCCGATGCCGTAGCTCATATTCATCATGATGGTGTCCAGGTTCGCCCACGTGAAGGGCACGGTGGTCGCGAACCCGACGAGGGGGCTGCCGTTCGTGCCGACCGCAAAGGCGGCCGTGCCGATGTTCAAAATGGTGCCGGTGTAGAGCAGGCCGGCGCTCGCATCGATCATCAACGCGCTCCCCGACGCGGCGATGCTGACGCCGTCGTTGGTGGACGGCAGCGAGAAGGCCCACGTGTTGTTGCCGGCGGCGGTGGTCGTGCCCCACGTCAGCATGATGCGGACGAACACCTGCCGCCCGCGCTGGAGATAGGTCGCGACGACCGTGCCGTTGCCGAGCGTGTTGGCCGTGCCGAGATTGGTCCAGGCGCAGGTGTAGGCGATCCACGCGCCTTGGTCGTGCGAGACGAGCCGCCACTGCGTGACGGTCGCGTCGTACTGCAGCACGGCCGTGCCGACCCCGGCCGCCAGCGACGTGAGCCCGGTGGTGGCGATCAGCTTCAGTTTGCCGAGCGCCGTCCCGCTCGCATGCAGGTGATTGAGGTCGACCTGGCCGGCGCCTTTGCTGAACAGAAAGAGCAGCTGGCCCGAGAGTCCGGCGGCGATGCCCTGCACATTCAGCAGCGCCGCGTTGTTCAGATACAGCGTGAGCGGCCCGGTGCCGGTCGGCAGCGCGAGCGCCGTCACCGTCCCGGTCGTGGTCGGCGCCGAGGGGTTGACGAACGCGGCGGCGATCGCCGCGTCGATGGCCGTATCGTGCAGCGTCTCCCAGGCGTTATTCCAGACCGTGCCGTCGGTGCGCGTCCCGCTGTCGTCGGCGATCGTGGGATGGGTCATGCCCATGGCTTACGCGCCTCCTCGGGCACGACGGAGCAGCATTTCGAGGGTGTAGCGGACCGAGGACGCGACCACCTGCCGCGTCGGCCAGCGCGCCGGGAGATAGCCGGTGCTGGTGACCGAGAGAATGCGGAACGTGCCCACGGTGCTCGTCGGCGCCGCCGGCAGGTTCACGCCGCTGCTGCGGCCGGCGTGCGTGTTGAGGTCGCGCGTCGTGTAGGCGACGCTGACGGCGAGCGCACTGCGCAGGGCGAGCTGGGCGGTGCCGCGCGCCCGGGCTTCCGTTTCCGAGATCCGGCCGTCCTGGAGGACGGTGCCTTCGATGACGCCGTCGTCGACCAGCGGCAGCATCATCAGGGCGACAGCCGCCTGCGCCGCGACGTCGTCGACCACGACGCGCAGGTTGACCGGATCGCCTTGCTTGATGGTGTAGAGAATGGCCCCGACACCGCTCGCCGGAATGCCGGTCAGCGCCGGCGCCGGGTCGAGGTGCTCGCCATACTGCATCGTGTTGACGATCGCGCCGCGGCCGCTGGCCGGGATGCCGGTCAGCGTGTTGCCGCTGACCCCGGTGTAGCGAATGAATTGCGTCCCGTTGATCGCCCAGCCGCCGGTCGCGCTGAAGCGTCCGGCGTTCGAGGTCTCGACCGACGTCGCGCCGGCGAGGACTTTGCCGACCACGGTCGAGAGGCCGGACGTGTCCACGGCCGGGGCGTTGGCGCCGAGCGTCGCGTCGGCGAAGGTGTCGACGAACGGGCCGGTCGAGGTGTTGTTCGCGATCGTGGTCAAGAGCTTGAGCTGCGCGGCGCCGGCGGCCGTCCGGTACACCTCGCGATACGTCGTGCCCGTCGGCCCGAGGGCGATGCCGGTCACCGACGCGCCGCCGTAGTTCGCCGTGTTCGCGCCCGGCGGATTGACTTGCGTGACCAGCACCGCATCGGTCATGACGCCAACGATCAACTCCGCCGTGGGGTTCAGGACGAAGTTCCCCACCGTGCTCGTCGTTTCCAGGTAGTAGGTCGCGCCGTTCCCGATGGTGCGATACACCCGCACGAGGGTCGCGTTGCTGACGCCGCTGCTGGCCAAGCCGGCCGCTTGTAAGCCCGCCGTATGTCCGGTACCCACGAGCCCGGCGGACGCGGTCCCCGCGGTGGTCTCATGCGTCGCATCCGTGGCCAAGGTCAGCAGCCACTTATAGGTTTGCCCGACGAGGAGGGCCCCCGCGGTCGGCGGGCTATCGGTGACGGTGGGCGCGGCCGGCGGCGGAATGGTCGTCGTATCGGTCGTGATCGAGGCGAGCGGACTCGGCAGACTCGTCCCCGCGCCCGTCCCGAAGACGTAGGCGTACTGATGCACGCCGGACTCGACGCTGCCGCCGCCCGCCGTCAGGACCGGCGCGACGGCGGGCGCGGCGGACGGCCCGACGATGGACCCCGCGCCCCCGAGCTGCACGCCGGTATAGGGGACGCGTTGCGGCCCGCTAACGACGGTGCCGCCGGTCGAGTTGTACCAGCTGGCATCCTCGACCGGCAGCATCGTCTCGCCGGCCGGCACTTCGATCAGCGCCGTCGAGCCGCCGCCTTCGACCGGCTGCCGCGTAATGACCTGGCTGAGATCGCGCGTCGCGCTGAAGTCGTTCAGTTCCGCGAGCAGCGCCGCCGCCGGCGTCAGGACGATCGGGTCGGTCTGGGTCGGATCCGCGCTGATCCCGAAGCGCACATCCTTGAGATAGGTGGCCTTCCAGTAGGCGCCGAGCCGCTGCGCGAGACTGCCGAGCGCCGCGGCGAGCGTCTGATTCGTGACCGTGAATTCGTCGAGGACCGCCAGGTTCTCTTCGACGCGCAGCGACGTGAACCCCGGCGCGAGCGCGATGATCGCGCGCGCAATGACGGTGCCCGACGTATTCGTCCAGCGCTGGGTGATCGAGCGGCGGGTCAGCTGCCAGGTGTAGTCGATGACGTTGACGGCGTCTTGGCCGTTGAGCGGCGAGCCCTCGTTGGTATGCGCGTCCGTGAGGATCGTCCCGGCGAACTCGCGTTCGGCGTTGTTGATCGAGCCGAGCGTGATGACGACGTCCTGCCCATCGGTCGGCGTGAAGCCGCGGACCGCGAACGCCGCCGTATTCGGCGTCTCGCCTTCGGTCTCCGTGATCGTCAACGTCTCGTTCTTGACGCGCTGCGCGCTGACGGCTCGGGCGTTGGCGTACTGGACGCCGGCGATGGCCACGTACGTGAACTGCGAATGGTCGTTGGCCCGGCTGGCCCCCGCGCGCATCACCCCGGCCTGCGCATACATGGCGGACGCTTCGCCGACGGCGAGGCTGGCCACTAGAACCGCTCTCCGATATCGCGCTGGCGCTTCATGGTCGCGTTGTCCAGGACCGATGCGAGGACACGGCCGTCGACGACCAGCTGAATGATGCGCGGCCCGCCGTCACTGCTCCCCCCGCCGGCGCTGCTGCCGTGCGGCAAGATCGTGGCGTGCGGCGGGACATACATCGCTTCCGGGCCGCGCTCGCCCACCATCGCCCACCCGCCGGGCGCGTTCTCGGTGCCGCCGGCGAAGCCGGGGATGGCCGGGCCCTTGTGGGTGAACAAGGGATCGTTCGGGTTCAGCGGGATCTTCCACGACATCGCGAAGGCGATCGCCGCCGCCTGCGCGAGGGAGTACCCGTCGTGCAGCCAGACGCGATACTCCTCCGGGACCTTTGCCCGGCCCGCCTCAGTCGACATATCGAACTGCGTCGAGTTGCCCATCGCCCGGTTCGCGGCCGCCAATGCCGCGATGACTTGCTGCTGTTTCAGGAGCTCGTCGTTGTGCTTCTTCGCGGCGTCTTTCGCCGCGTCCTGCGCCGCGACGGCCTCCTTCCCGTAGCCGCGAGCCGCATCGCGCGCGTCCTCGTACTTCGTGCGTTGCTTCTCGATCTCGTCGCGATGAAAGCCTCCGGAGGCGATCATTTCATTCAGCGTGCGGCGCTCGTTCTCGGCGATCTCGTTCTGTGCCGCGATCGACGACGTCTTCCACAGGCTCCAATTGATCCCGACCCCGTCCAGCTTCGCCTTCGACTCCACGGCGAGCCAGTCATAGAAGGCTTGCGTGTCCGTCTTCGCTTTGACCGCCGCCGCGGTGGTATCGGCGGCCCATTTCGTGATCCCGGCGATCGCGATCGCGTTCGCCGTCCCGCCCTGCTGGATGATGAGCAGGTTGTATTCCTCGCGCAGTTTCGAGACACCAAGGATCGCGGCGGCTTCGATGGCGGCGGCCTGCTTGTCGGCTTCGGCGGCTTTCTTGGTCGCCGCTTCGTACGCTTTGAACTGATCGACGTTGACGCCGAGGCCGGCGGCGTTCTTCGCGTTCAACGCACCGATCTGGTTCAAGTGGCCGAGGTACTCGGTTTGCCAGGCCAGGAGCGGCTTCGCGGCATCGAGCTCGAGGGCGGCCATGAACTTCTGCGCCGCGCCTTGGGCCGTCAGCGCGGCGGCGACTTGATTGATCGGGCCGACGAAGGCGGCCGACGCGCCCGCGGCGGTCGTCGTGGCGGCGGCGGTGGCCTCGGTCGCTTTCTGCTGGCCGGCGAGGAGTGCGGTGAGATGCTCGGTGCCGGTCCCGAGCTGCAGGTTTCGCTCGATCAGGTCCTGGGTCATCGCCGCAAAAATCTGGTAGTTCGTTGCGCCCTTCTGGGTGGCATTGAACAAGGTGTTGAACCCCTGCGCGATCGGCCCGGCCATGTTGGTCGCCATCGCGGCCAGATGCGCCTGCGTGCGCTCGATCGACTCGCCGAACTGGTCGAGGGCCTCGACCGATTCGGTGCTCGCGACGTGATTGAGCCGCTGCCACGTGTCGAGCGTGCCTTCGATCCCTTCTGAGGCGCCGGCCATGGCCGCGCCCAGCTTCCCGCCGAACAAATCCGCCGCGGTGCTGTCGCGCAGGCCGCCCTGCAGCGTGGCCAACCCGCCCATGATCTTCAGGAAGAGCTCTTTCCCGTTCAGCCCTTCGACGTCCTTGAGCGACATCCCCATCACGTGCAGGCCGTGCGCGACAGACTCGTCCCCGCCGGCGATGCCGCGGCTCAACTTGAAAAGCGCCTTCCCGAGTTCGTCCGCATCGACGCCGAATTCCGACATGCCGCCGGCGAGCAGCTGCAGCTCCTCGACGCTGATGTGCGTCTGCTGACTGAGATCCTTCAGGGCCGAGGCCTCGTCGATCGTGCTCTTGATGAAGTTGAAGGCGGCGCGCGCGGTGAACATCGCCGCGAACCCGAGCGCCAATTGCTTGACCGTATCCGTCAGCCCGCCACTGACCGTGTCGGCGCGCTTGGTCTCATCGGCGAGTTCCCGCATTCCCGCCGGCGCCACTTGGCCCAGCCGGGCGTATTTCTCGAGCGCCTTTTCGAGCGTCGCGTTGACTCGCGCAGCTTCGGCGTCGGTCAGCTTCGACGCGCCGCCGATTTGATTCACCGCGGCCGTCACGTTGTGCGCGGCCTGGATCAACTTGTCGCCGCTGAACGACGCGGCCAACTTGCCCATCGCGGCCGTGGTCGTCTCGATCTGCGATTTCCCCTCCGCCAGGTTGGCTTTGAGTTCCGCAATGGTGGCGGCGACCCGGACGATGAGCGCGGGATTGGCCATTACTCGCCCAGCCCCTTCGCGTCGATCGCGGCCTGGACGGCCTCGCGACAGCGCCGATCGTGCGCGCCCTCCTCGAGCCGGGCGCTGGCGAACAGGAAGGGCTTCGCGGTCATGAACTTCGTCCCGAACTCGAGATAGTGGGCGATGTGCTGCCGGCCGCTGCCGGTGTAGATCACATAGCCGTCGCCGGTGTGGGTCTCTTCGACGGTGATGGCGTCGCCGGTTTTCCCGGTGCGCCGCTTGATGCGCGCCCGCGCTTCCGTGGCAATGCGCTCGGCGGTGACCTTCGCGGCCGCCTTGAGGTGTGCGTGCACCTCCGCCGGGATCGCGTCCAGCGCGGCCAGCAGCTCCGTCGTATCGACGTCGATCGTGAAGCTATCGGCCATGTCGGGCAGCGATCTCCTCTTCCGCCAGCTCGTGCTCGATTTCCCTCGCCAACGTCCTGATCGGTGAGGACCGCCAGCCGTTCGCGTCCGGGTCGCCCTGATTGGTCGCGAGCGCGCGGGCGTACGCGCGGGATTCGATGATCTCTTCGAGGAAGCCTTCCGGGAGCCGCGCCCGCTCCGCCAGCACGTCGGATGGCTTAAGCGCCGGAAACTCTTCGCAGAGGCGACCGACGTAGTGCGCGAACGCCGAGACGGGTCGGAACGGCCGCTGCCCGTTGCCGTCAAGCAGCCGGTGCAGCAGCCGGTAACTCTTTTTGGGCGGCCTTCGCATCCTCCTCGGTCACGAGGAACAGGCCAGGCTTGGTGCGTCGCAGGACTTCCGTCGCGAAGAAGTCGACGGCCTCGTCGTTCAGGTCCTCGATCGCATCCGTGGGTGTCGTGACCGGCATGTCTCCCCCGGGTTCCTTCGCCGGCACGGGTTTGATCGACTGCGGATAGCTCCACGCCACGAGCCCCGAGCGCACGAGCGAGTACCGGTCGTACCCGGTCAGCGGATCCCGGATGGCCTTCATCACCTCGGGATCCGTCGCCCCCCCAGTGGCCAACATCCGCTTGAAGCTCGCCGCCCACAAGCGCGGGTCGCCAGACGCGAGGTTGTCCCGGTGCGCTTCCTGCGCGCGGGTGATCTCCCGTCCGGTGAGCTGACGCACGACGATCCAGTGCGGCGGGTCGAACGGAATCGGAATCGGATCCGACTGCGTTTGGCTCGCAAAGATGCTCACGTTACGTCCACACGCCGGCGCCGGTCGGCTGCAGCGTCGATTCGAACCCGGTCAGCTTGCCGTTGCTGGGCGCGACCTTGTACTTGTTGAGCCAGCACGACACGGTGAACGTCTTCGAGTCGCCGAACACGATCACCAGCACGCGCGCGGTCGAGGTCGGCAGCGCGTCGGCGTCGCCCGGGCGCAGCACCACGTGCGGGCCCGTCGTCGCCGTGGTATCGAACAACCCCTTCACCGGAATCGGCGCGACCTTGCGCATGCCGGTCGGCGCGAACTCGCGCCACAGATCGCCGAACGCTTCGGACGACTGCAGCTCGACTTCGATTTCCGCGCCGCCGAGCTCCATGACGAAGCCGGTGATGAGGCGCGGCGTGGCGCCGCTGTCGGTGAGGCTGACGGTGACGACGGTCGAACCTTGAATGCCTACGGCCATGATCTGCTCCTGCTAATTCCGCTTGAACCCGACGAACGGCGTGATCGACCCGGCGCCGGTCACGTCGCCGTTAACACAGAGGTAGCGATCGATCGTGCCGGCCACGGTGAGTCGCTCGGCCGCCGGCGCCGCGGTAACGTTGGTGAAGGTGATCGCGTCCGCGTAGGTGATGTCGTCGGGTGACATGCGGATCTTCCCGATGAACCCGGAGAAGCCCGAGAAGGCGCTCACAAACTGATAGCCGACGCCGCCGAGGCGCGTATTCGCGCGCACGAAGCTGCCGCCGGTGCCCGCGATCGTCACGTTCACCGGCACCGAGAAGGTCGTCGACGAGATGACGGTCACGGTGCGCTGGCCGTTGATCGTGGGACTGCTGGTGATCACCCCACTGATCAGGATGATGTCGCCGGTCGTCAGGCCATGCGGCACCGGCGTCGTCACGACACTCGGATTCGCCAGCGTGTTGCTGGTGATCGGAATGACGGTCTGATTCGCGTCGAGCGTGTAGTCGACGCTGGCGCCGTCGGTTTTGGTGTTCCAGTCGACCGTTTTCGGGGTCGAGTGCTGCAGGATGACGCCCTCGTCCAGTTGCCCGCTGACCTGATACGTCACGTTCGCTTTGGTGAGCTTCGCGACCGTTGACAGCGGCGCGTACTTGACCGAGAACGCCCCTTGGACGGCGGTGAAGATCGCGCCGATGACGTTGCCCGCAAAGGCCCACGCGACCAGGCGGACCGTCGACGGCGCGGCTTTCATTGCGTCATGGATGCCGGCTGCGGTGGTATCAAAGAACGCGCCGCCCTGCGTGACGGTGACCTTGCGCATCCCGGTCGGTTTCAGTTCGCGCCAGCTGTCGCCGAGCCCTTCGGAGGGTTCGAGTTCGACCTCGACCTCGTGCGAAAAGTCTTGGATCTTTGCCGACAGCAGGTTGTAGCCATCCACGACGAAGACGCCGAACTGCGAGGAGGACAGCAGGCTCATGCGGCGGCCTCGTCATCGCTGGACCCGTCGGGCGGGTCGACCGGCGCGATGTGGCCGCTCGCGAGCAGCGGCGCGAGGCTCTCCGGCGGGACGCGGTCGCACGTCTCGCCGGCCTCGGCCAGGGTCACGTCGTCTTTGTCCGACAACCGGCGGATCGCCACGTAGTCGGTCCCTTGTAGGTCAGTCATGCCAGACCTCGTCTTCCCATTTCCACCCGCAGCTCGTGCAGACCGGGCGTCGGATGCCGAACCCGCCCGAGGCCTGGCGCTTGTCGGGCCCGGCGCCGCACTGCGGACAGGTCGCGTCGACGGCCTGACGCGCGGGCTTCCCGGACGCGTCGAGAATCGTCGGCTTGGTGTCGTGGCTCATCGGTTCTCCACCAGGACCTTGACGCTCCGCTCTTTCGTCTGACTCGGGCTTTCGCTGGTCGTGATCGTGTTGGTGACCGTGTAGGTCGTGCCGAGCGTCCCGGCGGAGAGTCGCACCTGCGTCTTGCGCGCGCCCGAGAGGATGGTCGTCTGGTCCGCGGTCAGCAGCGCATCGCTGCCGGTGATGGCCCAGAGGCTCGTCGCGATCGTGGCGCCGGCGGCCAGGTTATTGGTGTCGTAGTCGAAGGTGTAGGTCTTCACGTCGGCCGGGTCTTTGATGACGAGGCCGCCGTCCGGGAGGGTGACGACGCTCATGCGCGCACCTGGACGACCACGTCGTCGGCCGCGACCTGGATGACGACATCGTCCGCGGCGACCTGGACGATCGCGTCCGCTTGGCGCCCTACCGAGATCCCGCGCACCAGGCCAGCGCCGCCGACGCGCACGCCGCCCGACCCGATGACGCGGCGCTTCTGACGGATGGGCGCGACGCCGCCCACGCGCACGCCGCCGGCGCCGATGACGTGCGCGCCCTGGCGGACGGCCGCGGCGCCGCTCACGCGTAAGCCGCTCAGCACGGCGAGGCGGAGGCCGTAGTGTTCTTCGATTTGGCGGGCGGTCAGCGCCGTCGGGTAGACGGCCACTTCATCCAGTTGCCCGATCCACCACTCGCCGATCAGCGTCGTGCCGGTGTGGTCGCGGCCGATCTGGAGCACCGACGACGCCGCGCCGAGATTGACGACGCCGGTCAGGCTGCCGGTCGACACCGTATTCAGCGCGTTGATGTAGGTGCGGTAGGTGGCCCCGTCATAAGTCATCACCACGTGGGTCCATTGGCCCGCCACCAACGCCCCTGCTGACAGCTGTGTACGCTGGACCGCATTGACCAACAAGCTGGTCGTCAGACCGCCGGAGGTGCGTTTGGCGATGTAGACCGCGGGGCTCCCGAAGTTAAGGGCCAGCTGGAACCCGCTGGCGCTGATGACCGTCAGCGAAGTCGGTTTCAGCCACGCCTCGATCGACACCTGGGCGAGCGCGCTCCAATCGGGCTGCGTCACGTCAATCCAGCCCGCCCCATCGAACAGGGCGGCCGTCGTGCCGTCGGCGAGCGGGGACGCCTGCTCGAGAGTCACGCCCCTGACGATGGTGCCGAGGTGGGGCGTCGGTGCGCTGTCCAAAGCGGTCGCGACGGCGACCGTGGCAATGGACGACGTGCGGAGCGCGTAGTGGTTCGTGATCTGCTGTGCCGAGAGCGCGTAGTGGTAAATCGCGGCCTCGTCGATCGCGCCCTTGAAGAACATGCCGTTCAGGGGTTCCTTGGCGATGAACAGCGAACTGGTCGGCGCGACGGTCGCCGTCCGCGTGCTGATTGAGACCGACCCGACCGGCGCCCCGTTGATGTACGCCGTGATCGACCCAGTACGCACGAACACGAAGACGAGATGACTCCAGACGGCGTCCACTACTGGGGTCCCGCCGAGGTTCTGATAGATGTAGCTGCCCGCGGTGGTGTCGTTGAAGAACACGAACGGGATCAGACCGTTCAGCGCCGCCCAATAGCCCGTGAAGTTGCCGCCGCCGAGACCCTGCGATTTGTCGAGGAACGCGTTGGTGCCGCCATTCGGCTGTGACCCGTTCGGCTTCACCCACGCCTCGAGCGTGAAATCGCCGACGCCGGGATTCGCGATCGTCGCGCTGACCTGGCCGGTGATCCCATCGAACAGCGCGGCCGTCGTGCCGTCCGCGAGCGCGCCCACTTGGCTGCGCGTGATCGTGCCGGCCGGCGTGCCCACGGTGGCGGCGATCTTGTCGATGAAATTGCCGCTCGCTTCATCGAGGCGCCAGTACGCAACCGGCGCATCCGACAGGACCGCCTGCGCGTAGCCTTCGCTATCCCCGAGCCGCCAGTACCCGACCGCGCCATCCCGCAGCACTTTGGCCGGGTAGAGTTCCCCGCCGATGATCGAGGCAGCCGTCGGCATCTCAGCGCACCTGGCCCAAGAGATACCCGCCGGCGCAGACGCCGAGGAGCGCGAGGACGAGGAGGATCAGGCGGCGCGGCATCAGTCGCTCACCACCGACCCGAGGGTGATCGTCGGCGTCACGTCGAGCGTGTCGAGATTCGCCAGCGGCGTGTAACTCGCGCCGAGCGCTTCGACCGCGACGACCGCCCCGGCCGCATTCGTCAGGTAGTAGCCGAGGATCGCCGGGTTGCCGGTCAACGCGCCGCTGAACGTGAAGGTCTGGATCGGATACGCGCTGCTGGTCGGCGTGCCGGGCGTCGTGACCCAGTTCGCCGCCGTCAGCGCCTTCGCCGCGTAGCCGCCGCCGGCGGCCTCGGTCAGATGCGCGACGACGGTGCCGTTCGAGAGGGCCGGACTGATCGCCGTGTAGAGGCGCAGCGTCCAGGCCGTCGCCGCGGTTTTGCCGCTGGCCGCGTCGAGCAGGAGGACTTCGCCGCCGTTCGGGATGACGACGCTCATGCGGCCTCCTGGAGAATCAGATCGAGGGTGGTGACGAGTTCTTTGACCTTCACGCCGTTGAGCGACTCGTCGGCCAACGGGATCGTCTCGATCTCCGGCAACGGCTGCCCGCTGCAGACGGTGTAGTTCTCGACCACGAGCGGCACGGTGTCATCGAAGAGCAGCGCGATCGCCCGCGTCATCACCACCTGCGCGTCGCGCATCGTCCCGTAGTCGCCCTGGAACACATGCAGGCGCAGCTGCAGGCCCGGCAGCGATCCGCGTCCCGGCCGCGTGCCCAGGCCGCCGTAGTTGCTGCCATGGAGGACTTCAAACCAGAGGAACGGGAACGTCGGATCCGGCGGCACATCCGAGTGCACGCCGCCGAGCGCGAGCCCCTGCAGCTGCGCATCCTGGAACAGCGCGTAGACCGCGTCGCCGAGGGCCAGGAGCGGGAGGACGTAGGCCATCAGTCCTGCCCCCAACCGATGAACGAGATAAACGGCTGATCCCCAACGTGACAGGTCTTGAACGTCGGCCGGACGGTGGGCCAGCGCTCGCCAGGCGCGAGCCGGACGCTCTTCAGATCCTTCTGGACGACGGTGAGGACGACGTCGCCGTGGGAGTGGTCCATGTCCGCCGCGACGATGCGCGTGTCGGTCGGCAGGCGCAGCTGCACGACGAGGAAATCGGGCGAGAGCGCCAGGCGGGCGTAGCCCATCAGATGACCTCCCCGCAGTCGAGGAGCGTCCACTCTCGGCCGTCGCCGTCGGGCAACACACCCGCGATCTCGAACGTGTGCGTCGACTGCCCCGCCGGCCACTGCGGCGTCCAGACCGCGCGCATGCGATCGGTGATCCCGCCGGCGTCGATCGCGTGCACGCGGAAGCGGGCATCGAGCTGGCCGGAGAGCGCCTGCACCTGCAGCTTCTCCCAGGCCTTCACGGGCACCAGTTCGGCGCGGATCGTGCGGAACGTCGCCCAGCCGATCTTGCGGCCGCCCTGCGCATCCGAGAAGTACGTGACCGTGACCGTGCCCGTCGCCGGCGTCGCGAGGACCCCGCTCACGGTGTAGGTGAAGGTCGACAGCCCGGTCACCGCGATCTTGACTTTGCCGTTGTAGCCCGCGGGCGTCGCGCCGGTGACTGTGACGTAATCGTTCGAGGCGTAGCCGTGCGGCACCAGCGTCGTCGCGGTGGCGGTCGTCGTCGTCCGGGTGAGCGTCACGCTGAGCGCGTCCGGGACGTTCTCCTGGATGGTCAACGATTCGCGCAGGATGGAGGGGGCCATCAGAAGGACTTGTACGGCCAGAGCAGCGCGTCCACGGCCGACGGCAGCGGCGCCGCGCTGCTCCCCGCGAGCCACGTTTCGATCACCAGTTTCATGGCGTGCTTCAGGCTCGCCGGGACGGTGGTCGCCGTCGCGCCATAGCCCGCGACGAACCGGATCGTCACCGCGTTGATGACGGCCCGCGTCGACGGGTAGGACTGCCCGTAGTTGGGCACGAGGCACGCGAGCCGCGCCTTCGGGCCGGTTGGCGCATCGACGGTGTACAACGTGCTGCTCCACGTTTGCGTGGCGCCGTTCGTATCGACGTAGGTGATGACCGGCGGCGTCGCCATGAACAGCGGCGCCTTCGGCAGCCAGATCACGTCGTCGCCCGGGAAGGCGTCGCGCGTGTCGTCCCAGGTCTGCGTAATCAGCGCGCGGTGGGTGAAGGTCTCGACGTACTCCCGCGCGGCGACGATCAGCGCGGTGATGAGGGCGTCGTCATCGGCGAGACTGAGCCGCAGTTGACCTTTGGCGTCGGCCAAGGACACCGGCTCGACGGCCGGAGGGGTGACCAGGGACAGGGCCATCAGTCACTTCGCCAAGGCCCGAATCACGAAGGAGGAGGCCCCCGTGTAGGTACCGGTCGTCGTCAGTTTCACCCGGACCACCGAGCCCAGTAGGCCGTTCACAGCGGTGTTGTCGGCCAGCGTCCCGTCGGTCGGCGTCGCGATCGTGGTCACGGCGGCGGCCGTCAGGTGATAGATCCGCGTGGCGGTCGTGGTCGTGAACGCAAAGTTGGCAATGTCGTTCCAGGTCGCCCCGCCGTCGAAGGAGGTCTGCACCCAGGCCTTCGCCGTGGTCCCGCCGCCGGCGACCGTGATCACGGCCTGCAGCGTCAGGCTTTCGGTGCGCGGCAGCGAGAACACGCCGGCCGTCACATCGGCCGTGACGGCGCCGGCGAGCGTCGCGTTGAGCAGGGTCGGGGCCGGCGGCTGCGCCTGCAGCGGCGCGGCCCAGAGGAGGATCGCCCCGAGCAGCGCCGCGGCCAGTCGTCGGGCCCGCGTGGTCATGCTTACGCCGACACCACGGACGCGCCGTCGTCGAGCGGGAAGTAGAAGCAGGTCCACTTGCTCGCGCCGGTCGTCGACGCGACGGTGCGGAATTTGATCACGCCGACCGGGCAGATCCAGCGGCCGGTCCCGGAGATGATCGGCCCGGCGCCGGCCTTCCCGGTGATCATGAGCGCGGTGCCGTCGCCTTCGACGACCATCAGGCCGCCGAGCTCGAGCGCGTTGCCTTCGATCGCGGACGCAATGATGTACGTCGTGCCGACGGTCGGCACGACTTCCACGCTGATGTTGTTCGCGGTCGCGCCGAGGATCGTCGTCACCTCGCCGAACAGCAGCGTGATGACCACGCGGCCGCCGGCGACCGTGAAGAGGTCCTGGGTTGTGCCCTGCGGAATCGTCGCCGAGGCTTTCTGGACGGGAATCCCCAGGGTCATCAGCCCCGCGGCTTGCCGTTGCGATTCGTTCAAGCTAGGCATGGGCTCCCTTTACAGGACAGACGTCCCGGCGTTCGAGGCGTTGCGCGGCTCGCCGATGCCGACGCACGCGGTGAGCGACGCGGTCGCCGCGGCCGACAATTCGATCGTGAGCCACGGGGTCGCATCGGGAATCGCTTGGCTGTCGAACTCGATGAGCACGGTGCGGTGGTCGAAGGTCGCCGCCACGAGCGTGAGGCCGGCCGCCGCGACCGGGGTCACCGCGCCGTACAGGTCCGCGTTCGCCGCCTTGAAGTCGGCGGACGAGAGGCGATACGCGAACGCGATGGCCGTCGTCTTCACGCCCACGGTCGCGCCGACGTAGAACTTGAGGACCGCATCGCCGGTGATCGCGCCGAACGTCAGCGCGTAGCAGAAGAGGTGCATCAGCCCCATGTTGATGGAGTCGCCGTCGAGGCCGGCTTCGGTATCCACCGGCTCGTAGACCGGCGCGATCTTGAATCGTTCACTGAATCGCATGTGGGGCTCCTGTTACGCGCGCGTGGCGAGGACCACGAACGGGCTCTGGGTCGCGGTGCCTTTGAAGGGCGTGATCGGCGCGCGCGGGACCGGCTGGCCATCGGCGCGGTGGAACGCGCGGTACGCCTGCTCGCCGGTCGCGAAATAGACGTGCATGGAGGACGCCTGTTCGACGCCGCCCTTCCGAATCAGCCGGTACTTCTTGAAGTCGCAGCAGGCGATGTCGCCGACAGTGCCGACCGCTTCGGCGTACTCCACTTCGATCGCGGGCCGCCCGAAGATCGTCAGGCCGCCGTCCGCGGTGTAGCTCACGAAGCGCGGTGCCGTGCCGGCGGTGCCGATCGCCTGGGACATTTCCCAGAGCGTCGGGCCGGCTTCGGTGTTGAACGGCCAGATCGCGTTCTTCTTCGACCGCGCCGGCATCCGCGCCCACATCTTGCTCAGGTTGGTCGTGTTGATGGTCGCGGCCGTCTGGTTGGTTTCCTTGGCCACCGTGATCAGGCACGGCGCATTCAGGAAGCCGAGCGGCGCCGAGGTGCCGTTCCCGCGATAGATTTTGTTCTCGACCTGGAAGATCAACTCTTCCGCGAACGCGCCCTCGAGCTCGCCGCCGAGCGCCATCGCATCGGACAGGAGCTCGTCGGTCATCACGCCGAACGCGCCCACCTTGCGCAGCTTCAGCTCGAGGCGCGCGAACTTGGTGTTGCTGGCCGTCGGGGCCGTGCCCTCATCCACCCAGTAGCCGAGCACGCCGCCGCCGCGCGAGCCGTCGGCGCGGGAGGTTTCGTCGAGCACGTTGTAGGTGATGCTGTTGCCGACGCTGATGGGGCGCTCGTCGACGCGCGAGAGGATCTCGCCGGTCTCGTACATCTCGCGCTCGATACCGGCGGCGAGTTCCTGGGGGACCGCGAAGCCGAGGTTACTGTCGGACTGCGTGCCGGCGCCGGTGGCGACCGCGTGCAGCCGGGGATCGATCGATCCGTACGCGGCGGCGCGGACCGCCTGCGCGAAGGTGCCGAGCGCCAGCTGCCGGGTTTCTCTCTGGACGAAGGCGGGCGCGTCGACCTTGGCGACCGGTCCCCACGGGGCCTCCTCCGCCAGGTCCTTGCCGATCTCGATCACGGTGGCCGCGATGCGCTCGTCGTCCTGCAGGAGCTTCGCGCGCTTCTGGGCAATGGCGTTCGCCTCAAGCTTGTCCTCGAGGTCGCCCATCTCGGCGAACACCGCGTCGAGCCGCGTCGTCTGCTCGGCCGTGGGTGTCGCGACGGCGTTCAGGGTGCGCCCTTCTTTCTTCAGCGCCGCGATCGCCTTCTTGTGGTCCGCCTCGTCCTGGAGCAGCTGCTTGATGCTGCCGACGGCGCCGACCTCACTCGCGACCAGCGGCACCTCCGTTAGCGCGGCACACCACTCGCGGACGCGCGTGCCGACCGCGACGAGGTGCTGGACGGCGGGTAGCGTCGACAACCTCGAGCGCCAGGGCTCCGTCTGTTCCGTGCCATGGTTCCGGGCGTGGATGTCGTAAATGTCCAGCGGCATGGCCCAGAGGCCGGCCATGAACGCGAGCAGGAACGGCAGCGTCGTGAATCTCATGAGGTGTCTCTCCAAGCCTTCGTGACAAACGAAAAGGCGCGTGCTCATCGAGAGACCTGCGGCGCAGATATCGCGTCGTGGTGCTCGATCAACACGCGCCTCAACGGAGTCGCGTTTACGAGATCAGGATGAGGCCTGGTCGGCGTTTCCGGCTACGAAACGGTCAGGACGCCGCTGAGCTTCAAGGCAATCGTCGGCCGCGGTGATCAGCGCTTCCCGCCCGAAGTCGCTGCTGCTCTGGTGATTCGCGCGCGCGGCCCGGTCGACGCGCGCGCGCTCATCCGGCGAGAGCCGCAGGTGGAAATCCTGGCTCGGCGCTTCGGCGCGGTTCGGCCGACTCATTCGAGCAACCGCCGTCTCCGTGCGCGCGCGTGGGAGTCGTCGTCGGGCGCGTCGGCCGCGGCGCCGCCCCACACGGCTTTTCCCTCGGTGGGCTCGGCATCTTCGGCGGCCGCGAGCTCGGCCCGAAGCAACTCCGCGGTCTGGGCGGCCGGCAAGCCGCGGGCGCTCGCCATCAGCGCGTCGAGATAGGCCCGGCGTTGGCGGCCTTCCGGCGAGGTGTCCCGCACATCTTCCGCCCGCATCCCGCCGGTCGCCGCCTGCCGCCCGACCAGGCGGCCCAGGGTCTCGTCCATCGTCGCGATCCGGTCGATGAGGCCGGCGGCCTTCGCGTCCTTGGCGCTCAACACGCGCCCTTCGCCGTATCCGTTCCGCACGTCCTTCGGCGCGACCCCGAGCCCGCGCGCGACGTCGGCGGTGAATTGCGCGTACGCCGCGTCGACCGTCGCTTGTTTGACCGCTCGGGCCTCTGGGGACAACGGGCCGAAGGGGCTGCCCTCCACTTTGTATTTGCCGGCGGAGATGAGCTCGACGGAAATCCCCTCCTTCTCGAGTGCTTTCGAGAGGTCCTCGTGCGCGGTGTAGACGCCGATCGAGCCGGCCGCACCGCTCGGCATGCAGATCCGTTCGTCACACTGCGCCGCCAGCCAATACCCGGCGCTGGCCGCCAGGCTATTGATCTGGCCGATCTGCTTGACCTGGCCGCGCAGCGCGAACATCTTCGCCGCGAGCTCCTGGATGCCTGGCACCGTGCCGCCCGGCGTGTCGAAGTCGTAGACGATCGTCGCGATGCCCTCGGCCACGACCTGATCGATCATCGCCCCGATTTTCTCGCACGAGGTGCCACCGCTCGAGTCTTCCATCCCGGACATCCGGTGCGCGATGACGCCGCGGATCGGAATCACGGCGACGGCGCCGCGACTGGTGGGCGCCTGACGCGCGGCCGCGGCGTCGCCGATGCGCGCCTCGATCTCGGCGTCGGTGAACTCCTTGCCGGCCGCGCGGAACGCCAGCACGGCGAGCATCTCGGCTAATTTCGACGGATGGAGCGCCCACAATGTGTCGGCGACGTAGGCGGTGACTCGCTGATATTTCATGAGGGCACCTGGTCCGCGGCGGGCGCGGTGATCTTGATTTCGATTTTCGCGGTAACTGGATTGAAGGCGGCGTTGTAGGTCTTCTGACAGCTCGGACACTGCGCGGGCACGCTGCCGACGATGGTCAGCGTCGTGTCGGCCCCGCCGCAGTTACACGTGAGGGTCGCGTTGATCGGACAGTACATGCTCGCGATCGTGAACGGCTGCCCGACGACCGGCACGCTGGCATGCGGGAACGGGAGCGGGGGTTTCGGACCGTTGTCGTTGCTCATGGTCGTCCTTTACGCCGCTCTCTCGCGGGTCAGCCACACGGTCAGCAGCTCCTCTTCGTCGATCGGCTCCAGGTCCACCTCCGCGATCATCTGGACACCGGCGGCGGCCGCCGTCACGCCAATCGTGCCCACCGCTGGCGGAATGACGTACGCGATCGCGGACACCGACGCGGCCGCGGCCTGCACGGCGATGGTGCTGGCGATCCGCGGGGGGCGTCGGTGCGGCGCGGGCCACAGGAACCCGCCACTGTCCCAGGTCGGGACGGGTTCCACGTCGGGCACCGGGTCGCTGACGACGGCGGTCGCCTCCAAGGCGGCCGCGCCGGCCGTCACCGCGATCGCGCCGAAGACCCCGGTGCCATCGTCCGTGAACGCCGTGGCGGCGAGCGTCGCCGGCGAGGCGCCGACGTCGAGGGTAGCGCCGAACGTCTCGACCGCGTCGGCGACGAGCGAGGCGGGCGCCGCGGTCAGACTGCTCGCGGCACTGAACGACTCGACGGCGACGACCGACAGGCTGGCCGGCGCGGCGCTGACGGCGCTCGATCCCCCGAACGCCTGCGCGGCGACGGCCGCCATCGACGCCGGCGCCGCGGCGAGTGCGGCCGATCCCGTGAACGTTTCGATCGCCGATCCCGCAAGGGTCGCAGGCGCCGCGGTCGCGGCGATGGTGCCGGTGAACTGCTGCGCGGCCGTCGCGTCCAGACCAGCCGCGGCCGCCGACACGCCAGTGGACCCGGTGAACGTCTCGACCGCCGCGGCGGACAGCGCGGCGGCCGCCGCGGCGATGGCGGTGAGACTATCGAAGCTCTCCACCGCGACCGCTGCCATCGACGGTGCCCCGGCAGTGACGTCCACGGTGCCCGTGACATCGCCGCCGGCCGACCGCAGCACCGTCGGATCCGACAACTTGACGTCGTTCGGGTTCGCTTCGCCGCTGTAGAGGAAGAGGTCGGTCATGTGCCGACCAGCGTGTTGGCCGTCGTCCCCGCCACGTCCGGGCTCCCGGGCTTGTAGGCGACGAGGTAATACGCGTTCGGCGGCTGGCCCGCCGTGCGGAACTCAAACAGCCCGTTCGCATCGGAGGTGACCGTGTCGAGCTTCACGTCGTCCGCGGTCCGAAACCAATCGACGACGCAATTCCCGAGCGCCGCGCCGGTGCTGTCCTTGGTCGTCCCCGTGATCCGGAAATAGGTCGGCGGCTTCGGGAGGAGTTCATGGACGACACTCGGCGTCAGGGTCGACGCATCCACGATCCCGAACCGGCTACTACTCACGTTCCACGGGCGGTTGACCGGCACATCGGGGGCCAGCAGGTTCTGAAAGGCGCGGAGCCGCTGCCGCATGAAGGGCGGCTGCAGCAGCTTCGGCGGCCGCAGGGCGGCTTGCAGCGCCTGGATATCGACCTGACTGATCCGATTGAGCGGAAAGAGCAACGGTGGCATGGCCCTAGTTGAGCGCGGTCACTTTCAACTCTTCCACGGTGATCGTCCCCGCCGTGCCCGACTGGAGCGGTTGGATCGACACGATGTTCGCGGCGGTCAAGTCGAGGGCCGCCGACGCCGCCGCGCCGGTCGTCGGAATCATCATCGGCTGCAGCGTGCTGGCAATCACGAGGGGGTCGAACCACGCGATCCCGGTCGCCTCCAGCGTGCCCGCGGTCCCGGTCGTCAGGCACCGGACGATGACCTCCACCTTGCCGCGCTTGGTCGCGTTCAGCGCGGCGACCGGCGTCCCCGCCGCACAGACGAGCGTGCCGTTCGCATCGGCGCCCGTGCCCCAGTGGACGTTGAACGAGAAGTTGCCCGGCGTCGCCGGCAGCGTCAGGAGGAATGCGACTTCGATCTTGATCGCCTTGCCGGGCCGGTTGAAGTACTGGCCGCCGAGCACTGGGAAGGCCGAGGCCGGATACATGGCCTTGGCCGTGGTCGTCATCGTGATCGGCGCGAGGTTCGCCACCAGGTGCGGTTCGCGCGTGTCGAGGTAGAAGAGTCCGTCAGCCATCTGGTTATCCTTTGTTCCCCGTGTACGTCATCGATGTCACGCCGACGACGGCGTTGATGACGATGGGCGATGCGTTGATATTGCAGTCGGCGCCGGAGGTCCCGACGGACCCGTCATAGACCGCGGTCGTGCCGTCCGACTTGAGCGCGCGGAACCAGGTCGGCGTGCCGCCGGCGTTGGCCGCACTGTCCTGGGTGATGGCGTTCGCGGTCGCGACGCCGTTGACCGCGCCGCCGAACGCTGTCGCCCCGAACCGCAGCTCGGCGAGCAGAACCTGCGCCCCGATCGCGGTGTCGGCCGTCACCGGCTGCGTGCCGTCGTAGATCCGCAGGTAGCCCGTATTCAGCAGCGCGTTGACGGCGTCGGCCTCGGTGGTGACCGCCAGATTCGTGCGCTTGAAGTTGTTCGCCATCCGCTAGTCCTTATCGACGGGGGTTTCAATGAAGCGGGCCATCTGGCCCTTGGTGTTGCGCTCGATGTCGGTGATCCGCGTCCGCGCCGGCGGCACATGGACGTCGGTCTGCGTCTGGATCGCGCCTTTCGCGATCGTCACCGGCACGTGCACATCCGGCGACGGTTTCTCGATCGCCGCCTTCAGGAGGCCGGGCAGCGGATCCGGCGTCGGCGTGTCGAGCGCCAGGTCGGCCAGGTAGGCCGGCGTCCAGGTCTCGGCGACGGCCAGGCCCTCGAGCAGCTCCGCGCGCTGCAGGGCCACGTACGCTTTCGCCACGGGTTCCGTGAGCCGCATGGTCGCCATGACGAGCACGTGATGCTCGAGATAGAACGCCTCGACCGCGGACGCGTAGCCCTGCGGATCCGCCGCGAACTTCAGCGCGGCCTTCTCCGCGAAGGCCACTTCTTTGCGGAGCACGCGCGCCGCGGACTCGGTGACGATCGCGCGCGCGCGACCCTTCCGGCTGTCCTCGCGCGGGGGGCGGGTCGGCGGGGGCGGCGGATCGTCGGCGGCCGGCGTCGTCGGCTTGCCGGTGATGTTCTGCGCCTCGACGAGCTCGTCGGCCCGGCCGCCCCGCTTGTTCATGTCCTCGACGCCGCGCGCCTCATCGGCGGAGATGATCGCCGCATTCTTGAGCGCCACGAGCCCGGCCACGCGCGCCGCAAAGTCGGCACGCTGGATCGCCTGCCGCGTGAACCGGGCGAAGTACGTCTTCGGCGCCAGAATGAGTTGCGCGTTCACCCCGAACTCGAACAGCGACAGCCAGCCGCCCATCCCAATCGTGAGGAAGGTCTGCCAGAACTGCTCGGCGTTGCCGAAGCTGGGATCGCTGTTCTCGAGCAGGATCCGCGGCGTGCCCAGCCAGCGTGCGACGTCGTCGATCCCCTGCTTCCGGGAGAGGAGCATCTGGAAGTCTTCGGGCGACATCGTGCTCTCTTTGAACGTACTGCCCTGCTCGAGCACTTTCGGCAGCCGCCAGTCGCCGGCGGCCGTGATGTACGACAACGCCATCCGCCTCGAGGCCTCGGGGTCCAGGACGCCGGGGACCTCGATGACGCCGCCATTCAGCGTGCCGCGGCCAAAGGTGGACGCCGTGAAGTTCTCCACGGCCAGCGCGGTGCCCAGATTCGCGCGGGCGTGCGCGAGGATGCCCTTCCCGCTCGGCGTGTGCAGGTGAAAGACCTCCTCCTGCGTGTACCGCTTGGTGCGGCCGGTCTGGGGATCGCGGATGTCGAAGACTTTTCGGCCGGCGATCCGCGCGCCATTCGGGAGCGTTACGGCCAGGCGCTGCGGGGTCACAAGCGTCGGGTCGATCGGGACGAGCTGGTGCGCGAAGCCGCGCGCGCCCGGGACGATCCAGTCGTAGGTGTGGCCGCCGTCAATCAGCTGGCCCATCTTCTCGCAGCGCCACTGAAACGAGTCCTGCGCGTCGTTCGGCTGATCGTGGAGGACGTCGTAGAGCGGGTGATCGACGGCGGCCTCGGCGCCGCCATCGTTCGGTAACCGTTTCAGGATCGGGAACGGCAGCATCGCGAGCACGATCTGGAGGATGAACCGCCCGCGAAACCACGCCGAGAGGGTCTGCGCCACGTCCTCGTCGACGCGCAGGCCGGCCGGAGTCATCAGCCCGGCGTTCACCGGCCGATAGTAGAAGTCGTCCGTCGGGCCCGGCGTGCTCGCCTGCAGGTCCACGCCGAAGAGGCGGCCGAGGATGTCCATCAGCGAGGCCTCCCGCGCTCGAGGTACGTGCGCCGCAGGTACGGCCAGGCGCCGATCGCCAGCAGGATGGCGCCGGCGACGATGTTGGCCGCCGCCGGCGACAGCGCGTGCAGGCCGACATAAAGCCAGATCGCGCCGACGAGGAACAGGAGGCCGTGGACGTTGTCGGCCAGGGCACTGATCGCGCGCGAGAGAGCGTTACTCCCCAAGGGTGCGGACTCCTCTCGTCTGGTACACCGACCGCTGCGCCGCCGGCGTCTTCGTCATCTTCGCCAGCGCGTCGATGAGCGCCACGCCGCCGTCGATGCGCTTGCGCTGACTGAGCTTCACCGGCCGGATCTCGCGCCAGGCGTTCTCTTCCTTGCCCATGTTGCCCAGGCACATCGCCATGACGGGGTTCCCGTCGTGCGTCAGGTTGACGGTGATGATCACGGCCTCCATAAGCTTCGAGGGTTCGTTCAGGGCGCGGAAGCCCTGCGGGATCTCGTCGACGAGCTCCTCGCCGAAGTGCCGCTTCAGCTTCGAGACCACGCCGGCGGCGCCCGCCTGGTCGATGCCGATGCCTCGGATCCGGAACTGCACGGCGAGCCTGCTGATGATGAACTCGACGATCGCGTCGTGGTCGATCAACGAGCCCGGCCAGGTCGTGAGGTACCCGTCGCGCTTCCAATCCGGATACGGGATCTTGTCCTCGAGGGCGCGGCGGTGCAGGGTCTTCTCCGGCATCCAGAAGAACGCGAGCACGTCGATCGCGGACGTAATCGTCGCCGCCGCTCCCTCGACGACCGCCTGCCCACCCTCCTCGAGCTCGCGCTCGAGCGATCGAGGGAAGATGCAGACGGCCGACGAGAGATCGATCTTGTCGCTGAGGTCGATGCCGACGAAGCATTCCCGGCCCACGAGCGACGCGCGGAAGATCTCCGGCGCCGCGGTCGTGACGCACGCCGCCCACTGCTCCGTCGTGATCCAGACCGTGGCTTGCTGCGTCCACTGGCAGAAGTTCAGGCGGCGGACCATGTTCCGCTGCGACGGGATGGCGATCGCTTCGCGGACCTGTTCGCGCAAGTACTCCCAGGGCAGCGACACGCCGAGGTTCGGATTCGCCTTCTCCCAATGAGGTCCCTCCGTTTTCCAGTCGTCGCAGTCCGGGCAGTCGTCGGAGGGCTGCAGCTTGCCCGCGGCGTGGCAGCGCTCGCACGCGTCGAGCCCGCACACGAACGCGAACCAGGTCTCATTGACGAGGGTGCCTTCGAGAATCTGACGCGAGTACTCGACGTACTCCCAGCACACCGTCTCCCGATCGAAGCCGGCATTGGTCGGGATCAGGATCAACGCATTCGGCCGACCCTTGATGCCGGCGCGCAGCTTCACGACGACGATGGAGGTCGGATGTTCGTGGAGCTCGTCGACGCAGGCGCCCTGCACGCGCTTGCCGTCGAGGCCGCGCTTCTCCGCCGAGATCGGCCGGATGAACGACCCGGTGGTTTTCACCGCCAGGTTGTTGCCGGTGTGGGTGATGAGCGCCTGCAGCGCCGGCGACGCCTCGACCATCTTCACGCAGTCGGTGAACGCGATCTTGGCCTGGTCCTTCGTCACCGCCGCGCAGAAGAGCTGCGCGCCGCGGACGCCGCGCCGGACCAGCATGAAGATCAGGACGCCGGCGAAGAGCGGCGTCTTCCCGCAGCCCTTCCCGCCCTGGAAAAACACGATCCGAAAGCGCTGCTGCACCCGACGCGCGCCGGTCTTCGAACTGATGCGGATCTGGAACCAGCCGAACATCGAGCCGATGATGAATTTCTGAAACGCGGTCAGGAGGAACGGCGATCCGCCCATCGGCATCACATCGGCCGCGGCTTCGACATCCTCGTCGGCGTCGGTTTCTTCGGGGAGCACGAGCACCGTCTCAAAGAAATCGATCGCCTCCTCCGCCTCGGCGGGTCGCCACTCCAGGCCCTTCTCGGCCTGGCGCGCGAGATCGTCGAGATGGCGTGCGCAGGCGAGCCGGACGAGTCGTCCCGCGACGATCGCGCCCGCGACCACCCGCGTCGCGTAGTCCGTGGCGGGATCGCGCATCAACGCGCCTCCGGTCGCAGGTGCGCCTTCGCCATCCGCCGCTCGAAGCGGTGATCGCGCGTGCCGTCCTCGTGCGTGGTATACCCGCTGCCGCATCGGACGCAGCACGGCTCGCCCTCGAGACGCTCGCGGTTCGGCGGGAACGCCGGCGGCCGACGCACGCTGATGGTGGTGATCACGCGGCGCCCCCTCCCCCACCCGAAGCCGAGTTGCCGACGTCCGTCGCGCGGCGGGTGAAGCGATCGAGCGGATTCGTCGACGGCGCCTCCGCCGCGTACAGCGGCTTCCCGAGCGGGGCGAGGGCAAAGTCTTTCGTCCATGTGCTGATGCGCTGCATCAGGCCGCGATGATCGGGGCCGCCAGGCTCTGTCAACGCCAGCGCCCGCTCGCGTACGATCGCACGGCACAGCATCACGAAGACGGCCGTCGTCGCCGGCGTCAACGTGCGCGCCGTGAAGGCATGCGGCGCCAGGTCGTGCCAGGCCGTCGTGGCCTCGAGGCCGAGCACGGTCAGTTCGTCGACGCGCTCCTGCAGTCGTGCCCGCGCCTCGCCGTCGGCCGACGCGAGCGCCACGGTCAACGCCTCGAGGAGCGGCGGCCGCGCGAGGTCCGGCGGCGGATCGAACGCGGTCACCCCCGCGACGGCCGTCGAGGTCGAAAAGGGCACGACGACGCCTGACCTGGTGCCGCCGATCGCCAGCTCCAGATCGGAGATCTGCTTGCGCCCGGACCCGGTGCGCCGGCCGCCGCTGCCCCTACCACCCATCGGCGCCGTTTTGAAAACCCGAAACTTTTGAAAGCGAAGTTTTTCGCGCGAGGGACCAGCGCGGTCTCCCGGGCGTCAGGTCCCAGAGAATGGACCCCCCCTCCACCCGTGGCGAGATCGTGCTTGACATCACGCGGGGATCTCCGCGTCCGCGGCCTCTTCGACCTGGGTCTTGCGATCGTGGCAGCGCTTACACATCGACTGCCAGTTGCCGTGCTCGTCCCAGAACACCGTCGGATCTCCGCGATGCGGGACGACGTGGTCGGTCAGCGTCGCCGGCGTCGTGCGTTGCATCTGATCGCAGAGGCTCATCACCGGGGCCTGATCATCGGGGCGCATGCCGCAGAGCGGGTACTTGAGGCGGAAGGCCTTCGACGCGCGGTCCCATTTCTTCGTGTAGCCGCGGCTGAAGGCGGAGCGACGCGGCTCGCGCGGGAGCACGCTCGGCATCAGCGCAGGCCTCCGCCGACCAGCCCGGTCAGCTGCACCCGGAGGTCGGCCTCGAGGTACCGGATGGCGCGGCTCAGGATGCCGCGCGCGCTCGGGAGATCACAGAACCCTAGGTGCAGGTCGAGCCGGCGGATCGCGTCCAGCGTGGCCAGCGGGTTCTGCCGCGACGGCGCGCACGCGAACGGATCGATCAGGCGCGCCTCCATGGTCGGTTCCAGAGTGCGTCTGAACGCCCTCCCCTACACACGAGCCTGTGCGTCCAGTAGCACGCAGTCGTGTCTAGTAGTCTCGCGCCATCGTTTAGAATGCTGCGGCAGGCTGCACTATTTCCCTGATGGACCCGCTCCACCACCCGTCCGACCAGCGCCTGATCGAGGTGCACGAAGTCGCGTATCTCATGAAATGCAGCCAGGAAACCGTCCGGCGGCTGATTCGCAGCGGCGAACTCCCGGCCAGTCGGCCCTTCGGCCGGTCGTTGCGGGTCAAGCGCCAGGACCTCGATGCCTTGATCGAGGCGCGGCGGGTGAACGGCACGCCGCCGAGCGCGTGATGCCGGCGTTGAGTGGGCAGGCCTTCGTCGGCCGTGAACGCTTCCCGTTCCTCGTGCGCTGGCAGATCGTGAAGCACCGCCGGGATTGGTGCAGCTGGCGCGACCTCCGCGAGGACCTGCGCTACTTGTTCAAGGGCTGAATGCGCTGCTTCACCGACGAGGACCTGCGGCGTGGGATCGCAGCCGTCATCGGCTACAACTACGGCGTCGCGACCGAGGCCGACGTGCTCGCGATCTTCGTCGCGGCCGCGCACTCGACCGTCCCCCTCGCGCCGGACCTGGCGAACACCTGGCCTTTCGACCATCCGTGGCACTGCGCGAACTGCGATCGGCCGATCACGGATGCGACGGGACGCGCGCGGGTGCAGATCCTGATCACCGAAGGGGCGTGGCGGTGCGCGACGTGTCCGACCTGACGGCGCCCGCGCTGCTGGCCGAGATTCAGCGCCTCTATCGGCAGCTGCGCGCGCTGCCCTGGGGGGATCGCCCAGCGAGCGGCCACGTCTCGAGACGCGCCAGTGCGGAGTACGTGGCCCTCGAGACGCAGATCCGCACGTTGGCGAATCGCTACTCGAAGATCTCCGGCGCTGGTGCAGGATCCGCCAGCCAGGCCTCGACCTCGCCCGCCGAGCCCCACGACGTCGCCGGAACGTAGTTGATCATTCAGAAGGTCTCCGCGTCGTCGGTGCCATCAGCGAGGAATTTCCGCGCCTCCTCGGTATACGAACCCAGGCCTGGCTTCCGTCCCTCCGCGTGCGCGATCGCAGCGTGCAGCACCGCGAAGGCCTCATGCACCTCCACCGGCGATCCGTCGAGATGGTCGAGCGCCTCCTTGCACGCCGCAAGCAGCTCGCCATCCTGGGCGGGGACCGGCGCACGCCGGTTGATCGCCTCTTGAGCGGCATCGGACAACGCCTGGTCGACATACGCGATCTGCTCGTCGTCGAACACCACGCCGTCGTCCGACGCGGCCGCAGCCGCGAGCATCTCCGCGAGAATCATCGACGCGATCTCCTCAGCCTCGTTCGCCTTCATAACGCCTCCAGGTCCTTGCGCCGCACGACGACACAGCGATCGCGTTCCGCGTGAAGACAGCCGTCCTTGATCTGCCGTCGCACGTACGCCTGCGAGCGACCCAGGATCAGCGCCGCGGTCGGGATGTCGACCCAGGGCGTCTCCGCCACTGATGTCTGAGACGTCTCAGACATGACCTTGAGCGCCGCGCCGACCAGGAGGCGGAGGACGTCTTCCCCGGCCGGGCTGCCCGGTGCCGGCGACCGTGTAAGGTTTTCCTGGTCGCTGACTACTGATAGGGATCGGTCGCCGTTCCCATTCGCGTTCGGCGCCCCACTCGGCACCACAAACGCCGGCAACGGGCCTCGCTGGCGGTCTGTGGCGACGCGCGCGACATCGTCAGGGGCATAGACCACCCGCGTCGGGCCGCGGCCGCCGGGCTGCCAGTAGCTTTTCTGGATCTTGCCGTCGTCGACGAACCGCTCGACCGTTTTCGGTGTCACGCCGAGCGCCTCGGCCGCCTGCGCTTTGGTCAGCCAGGTCGTGTAGTCGATGTCTGAGACATCGGTCATCTCTGAGACCTCTGCGACGTCTGAGACGTTCCACGTGGAAGCGGATACTCCCGGACGCGCAGATCTTCGGGCCACTCCCCCGGGTCGCCTCCCTTGCGGTCCCGCAAGCCGTAGAGAGGTCCGCCGCCGCCGTTCTCGGGTTCCCCTTCGAAGGCATGCGCGCCGAGCTGCTTCACGAAGCACGCGACGCCGGCGGCGTGACACTGCTGGATGATCGATCGCGCCCAGTTCAAATCGAACGCCCGCGCGCCGGGTCCGCTCTCGCCGCCGACGATCACCCAATCGAGCTTGGCGGTGGGCTGCCGCGGCTGGTCCGGGTATTCGTTGTCGATGAAGCCGCGGAGGACGTCGTGATAGCAGCGACGTCTCGGCTGCAGGAGCAGATCCACACCACCCAACAACGGCTCCGCGCTGATGAACCGCACGGCGGCCGGCGTGTCGAGCAGCAGCGGGATCCGTTCGTCGGCGAAGTGCTGGTTCTCAACCGAGACGCCATGCCAGATGTGCCGCGACGGGATGCGTCCGCGTGGGGTGTCAGCATCAGGCCCGTAGCGCCACTGCAGGTACGCGCGCATCCGCTCCGGGCGCTTCGTCAGGACCTGAAAGGTGTGCCAGTGTGCCGCCTCCATCGTGTGATAGACCTGGTGGAGCACCTGATCCGGCACGTCGTCGTGAAACAGGTCGCTCAAGCTGTTGACGAAGATGCGCCGCGGATTCCGCCAGCGCAGCGGTTGCGTGAGTCGGCGCTGGTTATGGAGCTGCAGCGAAATGTGGCCGTTCTTGTCAAACTTCCGACCGGCGATCCGGAAGGCCGGTGTCCGCTCGATGTAGCAGTGCGCGCAGCCCGGCGAGATCTTCGTGCACCCCGTCGTCGGGTTCCAGGTCGCGTCGGTCCATTGGATTGCGGAGTGATCGGCCATCAGTCCTGCACCTTCGATCGACTGACCGGTCCGATGATCACCCACCGGTCTGGCCACAACGCCTTGACGCGGGCTCGGTAGTCCTCCGGGCCGCAGGCCTGTAGCCGGATCACCGTCCGCGTCCCGACCGCGTCGTATTCGTCGGTGCCCATCCAGACGGTCGCGAGATACCAGGCGGTGAGGGAGTCGGTCACCGTGTCACCGTTGAACACGTCCCCGCAGCACCGCGCGTTCCATCTCAGTCAAGTCCCAGGTCGCGAGCACCGCGTAGAGCATCCCGCCGAGCGGCTTCAGAAGCATCGGGTCGCGGGGCGGTTCACGCGTCCACGACTCGACCTCCCAGAGCGTCTTGTAGTTCGACAGGTTGTGCTTCGGGCGCAGCGCCGGCGGGATGATCGGGGTCAGCGTCGACTTGCGCTTGTGGTCCCAGAACACCCGCCGGTCGGTCGGGGCGGGAAACGTGCCCGCGGGAAACCGCACCACCTGGCGGCGAGCACGCGCATCGATCCATCGCTTGGTTTTGAACTGTGCACTACCGTCGTCGTCGAGCTCGAGGTAACACTCCGGCGCGTCGCTGTTCACGATCGCGAGGCACGGGAGCGGGATCGGACAGCCGTCGAACACCTTCGTGCCCGCCTGCGTCATCGCGGCCTGCAGGTCGAGCACGGTCGTGCCGCGCGCGAGGTGCTTGTAGGCCTGCATCAGCGCGACGTCTTCGGTCTTCCAGACCTTCCGCACGTTGAGGCGATCGGCGCGCACCGCCGCCTGATACTCGGTGAAGGCTTTCTTGGCGTCGGCCTTGCTCATCGAAATCGGCGAGACGTTCATGATGGATCTCCCCTCTCGTTCGCTTTTCCTCGCTCAACGCCTATGGTGCGCTCGGTGCTTGCTGGCTCGCTCTTGAACGCCGGCGCGCTCCGACTTTCTGGCTCGCTCACGTCCGATGGTGCCCACTCGATACCTTGTGGCTCGCTCGTTGCCTTTGGTGCGCTCTGACTTTCTGGCTCGCTCTACTCAGATGGTGCCCTGCACTTCCTGGCTCGCTCGATCTGGTTGGGGCGCTCGACATGGTTGGCTCGCTCTTATCGGATGGTGCGCTCTGTATGCGTGGCTCGCTCTTCTTCGTTGGTGCGCTGCTGCCGCCTGGCTCGCTCGTTCAACTTGGTGCTCGCGGCGAATGTGGCTCGATCGCTTCCCTTGGTGCGCTCAATCGAGGTGGCTCGCTCGGGTCCCTTGGTGCGCTCCAACCAGCCGGCTCGCTTTTACATTGTGGTGCCCTCACCTCGAATGGCTGATTAGAACGGCCAGTTCGGCACCGCGATCTCGTGCGCGTGCCCGCCCTCCTTCGTCAGGATGTACGGTTTCGGTGCCTCGGTCCCGAAGTGATCGCGATAGGCGACTGCCTGGTAGTGCGCCAGGAACAACTTCACCGCCCAGCGCTTCGCCCGGGCGTGCACGTGCGCCGGCGGCAGCTTCCCCGCTTCGTACGCCTTCCGGGCGTCGGTGTCTTTCCCGATCTTGAACTTCGCCAGCTTCGCGGCGGCCTGGTCGGCGAGCTCGCCGGCGTCGTTGCGCAGCTGCTCCTTCGCTTTCCGGGCGACGTAGAGATGCCCGTAGATGTCATCGTCGTTGGTCGAGACCTTGACGAACGATTCCCCGATCTTCCAGGTCAGGGTTTTCAGCGACGCGTTCCACGGCCGCTTCTGGCCCTTCTCCCAGGTGACGGTCGGGTCGAGGCCGGCGAAGCGCCAGATGTGGCCGGCCGTTGGCGCCTTTCGGATGTCGATGTGCGCGAGCAGGCCCGCCGCGATTACCGGCCCGATGCCGCAGATCGACTTCGCCCAGCGGCCGAGCACGGACGCCGAGCTGTAGGCATCGAGCGCGCCTTTGATCGAGCGCTCGAGCACGCCGGCGTTGTCGGCCAGCCAGGCGAGGGTCTGGTGCGGTTCTTCGCTGGCCGTCAGGGCGCGCACCTGGTTGGCGGAGCGGATCCGATCACCCTGCATCTGGTAGTAGGCGTCGACGAGGTACCGCGCTTCGTCGGGCGAGAGGGTCTGCGCGGCCTTTTTCAGATCACGGGAGAGGCGCGTGACGGCTTCGAGGCCGCGGTAGTCGTCAGGTTGTTCGGTGTCAGGCATCGTGTCCTCAGGGGGTGTGGTGGCGCTCGCGTTACATGGGTCGCTCAAGAGATCTGGTGCGCTCTTCTCATAGGGCTCGCTCTTGTGACATGGTGCGCTCGCAATGACTGGCTCGCTCGAAGTCGATGGCGCGCTCTTCTGTCACGGCTTCACTCCACCAACATCGTGCTCTCCAGTTGAATGGCTCGCTCGCTCAGGTAGGTACGCTCAAACCTGATGGCTCGCTCCTGTTGTTGGGTGCCCTCCGAGAAACTGGCTCGCTCCCTGTCACTGGTGCTCTTATAGGTCATGGCTCCGCTCACACACTATGGCGCGCTCGCTGCGGTCGGCTCGCTCAAGTTCCTTGGTGCACTCTTTTCCTGATGGCTCGCTCACAGGTGATGGCGCTCTCGAGATCTGCGGCTCGCTCGAACCTCCTGGTGCCGGTCTGTTGGCTTGGCTGTTGACCTCAACCCGATCGCCGCTCCCGTTCCTCGCGCGCTTGCGTCAGAATCCGATCGCGGCACGCGGTGAAGCTCGCGCACCTCGGATCGTGCGGACACCGACCGGTTCCGCTTGGCACACCTTCATGCCGAGCCGGCGAGGCGCGTGCCGGCGGTGATCGGCGAAATGGAATCCATGAGCGCCCGGTCGGCGTCCCACGCAAGACGCGCTTCCAGAACACGAACTCGTTACGGTCGGTGATCGGCGTGCTGTCGGGGATCCCCGCGAGCACCGCGGCGTAGAGTGCGAACAGCTCCGCGTCTAGGTCCGCGTCGGTTTGCCCCGGGAGCCGGGCGAGCTTGCGTCGCTCTTCGAGATGGAACGACATCGGCACATGGACGCGGCCGTCGCACCAGGCGTGCGATCTTCCATGCCAGCGACACGGCGGGGGTCGGCTCTGCGGTTCGGCCGCCACGACCGGAGCGCTAGTTGTTGTACGTAAGTTGTTGTACGTCGCGCGCGCGCGCGTACCGCTAAGGGGGAGCCAACCTGTGCAAAAAGATCGTAGGTTGCCGAGCCAACCTATGCAAAAAGATCGTAGGTTGGTGACAATTCGACCGACAGATCGTAGGTTCGTGACAATTCGCCCGCGAGTACCTGTGCAGAAAGATCGTAGGTACCCACGAGCCCCTATGCAGAAAGATCGCAAGTCGTACGCCCTAATATCCTCGGGCGTCTCGTCAGGCCCCGACGCGGCGGACTGCGCGTCATCGACCACGGGCGCATCGAAGAGCGTCGGGCCGGCCGGTGACTCTCGCGGCGGCCGCGGGCGTGCCTGGCCTATCAACGGCAAGACGGGATCCGCGCCCGCCCTTGGCAACGTCAAGAGTTCATAGCTCGCCTTAATACCTGGGCCGCCGCCGACGATGCGGACCAGGCCGATCGCCACGAGAGCCTCGAGCCCCGTCTGCATCGTGCGCAGGACATAGCCAGTCTCGGTGGCGAAGTCGCTCAGGGCGACCGGCGCGGTCATCGTCTCCCCCTCTGGGATGTGTTTCGCGATCGCGTCCAAGAGCGCCCGAACACTGCCCTTCACTTTCGGGTGGCTGTGCGCCGTCTTCGCAGAGCGTTCGGCCGCGTCACTCATAAGGAGGAGCGACGAGCGCAGTAAAAGCCGACGCAGTGAATTAAGACGAAGTGTGAGCCGAAAAATAAACCCGCGATC